GCAACGATTGAAGGACTCTGTGTTCTTCGAAAAGAAAGGTCGGACTCAAGAGTCTTGGCAGGAGCGCAAAGAGCGAGAGATCGCTACTCTGGAAAAGAGACTCAACATATGATCGAACTTCTAGGAGTCGGATCATGCATGATGGCACCAATGATATTTGGTGCTATTACTTTTTACTATTCAATCAAGGCAACAGAAAATGAAGAGTGATTTTCGTGATTTCTATAGTCCTAGTGGAGATCGTCAGGCTAGGATTATGCAAGAAAAGGACTGGATACAGGTAGATTTCTTCTACGTCAAATCAGGAAAACCCGAATTTGTCCGAAGTGTGGACTGTTCAGACCATTCAATATGGTGGGCAGAAGATGTCGCCGAGAACTGGTGTCTGAAGGTTATTCGAAATTGATATATCCTTATAACAAAATAGTCTAAAAAAGTTGATTTTTTTTCTCAAAAAACTCTAATGAAATCAATCACTTACAAGCGCAAAAAAAAGTCGTTGTAAATCAACGACTTGCGACTTGTGTTCTCCGTTGGTTATGGTATAATTACCTTGTAATTGAGAGAAAGGAGTTTGTTATGGGTTTAAGTTTTATGCCTTCTGTTGAAGCGGTTCGTGAGTTCTATCGTGAATCTTTCCGTCCTAATGATCCAGAGTTGTCTGTCGCTGAAGTTCTGGACTTCATCGACTACTGTTTGATGTTCTATGGTCACGGTGATGACGCCCCCTATCCCTACGGGTTTCATTTCAGTGAGATTTGCGAAGGCATGATCGCCCGAATGAAGTATCGTCCTAGTCTTGATTGGGATGGTGATTCTATTGATCGTGAACTGGTTCGTGATATGATTCTTGAAGCTCGTGAAATGGAGGCAGCGTAATGGCTATGAATGCTTATCCAGAACTTCGATTTCACTGTCCATACTACGGCAGTTTGGAATATCAGTACAACACGTATCTGAACAAACACGCTGACAAACAGAATAAGGGATCCGGCGGTTCTCGTGATTCTGAGCGTGGAAAGACCTATAAGGCTGAGTGGGCTTACCAACGTGAAATGGGTTCTGAAATTCCTGAATTCAAGAATATCGAAGAAGCGCAGAAGTTCGCCAAGAAGATTTACAAGTCAAAGACTTGGCAGAAGTTGTGGGATCGAAACCGTGTATCAACTTCTGTCAATCCTCGTGAACCAATGGTTGTGATGAAGCAACGTAACTCTGGACGTGGAACCGCTGGTTTCACTAACGGACATACCGTAACACTAGATAGTCGTGTAGGACTTGATGTGTACACTCTGATTCACGAGTTGACTCATTGCCTTGGACATATGCATCATGGTCGATCATTCCGAAAAACTGTATTGGATATGGTCGGAGTATTTCTTGGAGCAGAACACAAGAAGGTTCTCAAGAAAGAATTTAAGGATCGCAAGTTGTCTTGTGGAGAAGCACGAAAACCAATGTCCTTTGATCAGTGGAAGACTTCAAAGGAGCGGATGGGGAAAATTAGAAGTTGTTTGACTTAGAAAAAACTAAAGATAATGTATCAAGTTTGGAATTTGGTAGTGTTGTTATAGACGAGGAGACAGCTAACATCGTGCAAACTTCTATGAAGGTGCCTAGAGGTTGGACGTTTTCCGGTGTTTATGGAAAAAACATGGATTGTGTCGTATACAACGGAATTCCTATACTTCTAGTGATTTATGAAAAGGAAAACCTTGAAATAAAAGAAGGGGAAAAATGGTTAGAAGTTTCCGTCTTAGGAAATTTTGTTAACTTTGTGAGAAAGACCAGACATTACCTTGATAAAGAAGAAAGGAACGCCATAAAACTTATGGCTCACTACAAAGCAGCAGATAAAGTTTTCAGTGAGTACGATGGAATCTATGGTATAATTAATGAAGATAATACTGCTGTGCAAACCTTTATCAAAAAGGGATTGGGAGCAGAGGAACTGGCAGAGTTTAACACTGAACCTGTAGAAACACATAGAAGGAACACACCAAGAAACAGGTGTTTGTTTTCTAGGGAACAATGGAATAAAGGATACCTTAGAAAAAAGGTTTTGGAATTATATGAATGAATATAAAATATATAAATCCGATTTGATTGTTAACAACAAAGAAAAATTTGTTGAGATATGTGAATATGCAGGTGAAGTGATAAAAGATGAAATTGTAGATCCATCTGGCAGAACTGCTACGAATATACATCCAAATGAAGAGTATAATAGATTTACATCTTTGTCAACAACCGCTGGTTTCAAACATTATAATATTTTTTCTTATCATACAGAGAGTGATTTGTTTTACGACTTGTATAAAGAACTAAAACAGGTTATCAGGGATTATGTAGGAGATGACCGAAGAATATGGTTTCAATCTTGGTTAAACATTTTAACGTATGAAGAACTTGAGAAAGTTCTAGCTATGCATAAACACGTCTTTGATGTTCATGGATTTATCTCTATTGATCCGAAGAAAACTGTTACTGAATTTTTAACCTATGAAATTGAAAATGAAGTAGGCAACATCTACATTGGCCCTTGTGGTGATGACTATTACCACAGAGTTAGAAATGTGGATGTGTGGGATGGGAATAGAATTACAATAGCTTTTGATTGCAAGTTTAATTCTGATTATAGACAACCAAATAAATTTTTTCCATTGCTATGAATAACCATACAATGTTTTGGTGGATCTTTCCTAGACGTGATGGTGACTATCAGTGGTGGTGGGGATATCGTAAGGTGACCATGATTAGTTTGCCTGAATCAGAGAAACAAAGGTATCTTGAAAAAATGAGAGGTTTAAAATGTCATACAGAGTTCACAACGACAACACCGGAACATATCAGGACGTAGAGGGCTATGATGAACTCATACGTCTACAGTGGGAGGCCAAGGGCTCATATGTTCCCAGAGTAACATATACACCACCCCATGATTGTGACATTTGGGGTTATGTTAACCCGCATACTATGAATAACGATTTTGCCACATCAACTGATGATGTGATAATGGGGTAATTAAAATGACGCCAAGAGAAGGTAGAGGCGATCCGATGGTTCGTGCAGATGGTCGAACAAAACCAGACCGCAAGTGGTATCCCGAAGACTTTGACTGGTACTTGAAGTGGGTCGCTTCTATTTTGGTCATGACTTCACTTGCAATGCGATCAGCAGGGCCAGATTATCGAATGTATGATTTGTGTATTGGTTTTGTGGGTATTCTGTTGTGGACATGGGTATCGATTATCTGGAAAGACCGAGCACTCATTATGTTGAATGCTGTTTCGGGGTTCCTACTTGCTTCTACAATATTAAGGGAAATGTAATGGGAACTACCAAAGAAAATGTCAAGACTATCGATGCAGATGACCTACTTGCATTCTTAATAAATATTGCAAATGAGGCGAAAAAAGGGTATTATGAAGATGACGCTCTTCATACCGATTGGATATATGGTTATTGTGCCGCAGTCGAAGACATTAAAATTAGGTTTATTGTAGATGAATAAAGTATTTGTACATGCTCCTGTTGAATTGACAGAGATGCAAACAGTCAACAAAGATGGTGGAAGAAAGTATATCACACCTGAAGATGTTGCCCTTCCTTCTATCACAACCGTGTTGTCGATACTCTCTCGTGATGGTATCGCTGCATGGCGTAAACGTGTAGGTGAAGAAGAAGCAAACCGCATCTCTCGTGTTGCGTCTCAACGTGGAACTGCTGTACACTCTTGCATGGAAGACTTCATTAATAATGTTCCTATGGAAGAGTTAAAACAGAAGTACATGCCCAACATCATCGAAGACTTTCTTCCTATTGCTCAGATAGCGGCAGATAAGATCGGTACAGTTTATGCACAAGAAGCTCCTTTGTATTCCAAACACTTGGGTGTTGCGGGTCGAGTGGACTGTGTAGCAGAGTATGATGGTCGAATATCAATCATTGACTTTAAGACTTCACGTAAAAAGAAGTATCCGTCTATGATCAAAAACTACTTCATGCAAGAATCTGCGTATGCGATCATGTGGGAAGAACGTACAGGCCAACCTATCACACAACTAGTGACCATTATTGCGGTGGACGAATATTCGCCACAGGTGTTTATCGAACATCGTGATAATTGGGTGCGGCCTCTCAAAGAAACTATTGCACAATGGAATGACGAAAACTCTACTTCCCTTTTCGTATAAATAGTGGTATAGTTGTTTTAAATCCACCGTTTAGGAAAGTATCTGTGCTAAACTTTATTAACTATTTGAACGAATCTTCTTTGACTTTTGGAGAACTCACTCGTGATGACAGAGAGTTTCGTGTAGATCTGTTTCTTCGAAAGTACAAGACAGGCGAACCGTTTGTATTAACTACGGGTAAAGAAGTAGTACTCAAGTACAATCCTGAAATCGAAAAGGCAATTAAGTCAAAGGACTCTAAACTTGCACAATCGATTGGTCTAGAAACCCAAGACGGTGATAAACTCGCCTTTGGCAAACTTGCAAAGACCAAAGAGTTTGGCGGTGGACGTGGATCTGGCGGTGGTTCAGACTCTACTCGTGCAACCGAATCTGCTCAGTGTGTTTATCTCACTGCTATCTGGAAAGATGCGAACACTGATTTTTCCCCTTCTGCCATTCAGGATGCGTTTCGACAAACTCCTACTGATGCTTCTGCAGATGAAGTTATGTCAATACCCGATGAATGGATTGAGTCTTCTATCGCTACTGCAAAAATCCTAAAGAAGGCTTTGGGCAAGAAAGAGTATAGTTTTCATCGTGGATCCGCTTGGGTTGATGTTTTAGAAAATAAGTTTAAGGCACTGAACAAGGTCGAAAAAACTTTTTCTAATGTCAACAAGTGGACTCCCGCTGATATCTACATGGTCGCAAAGGGAGCGGAGAATAAGTACGATATTGAAGGTGCGGAGTCTATTCAGTATCTAAACAATGAACTACTGAAGGCGTATACTGCACGTGATATCATTGGAGTATCACTTAAAAAGGTAAGTGGTAAACCACGTGTATCTCAGGTTAACTACAAGAAACCATTCAAGTCTCCTAAGTTCACATCTGTATCCTACGGTAAGAGAGACTTCTTCAAAGCAAAAGACGGTTATATATTCGGGTCTGGCGGGTTTCAAATGCAGTTTCGAACCTACCCGACTTTTCAGTGTGAGATTATCGGAAACAAAGCAAAACACGGTAAGGTCTCACACGGTGGTATTGACGCTGCACTTTATGCGGTGACTCGTGATAAGACCGAAAATAGAAAACAATTAGAAGCTTTCATCAAGAAGGATCGTGATGCTTTCCTTGATAAGTTTTATGGGTTCTATGACGGTGCAGTTGATAATCCAGTAGACAAAGAAACCTTCAAGTCAAATCTTGAGAAAAAGAATGTTGATTGGTTAGTTTCAAAGTATTACATAACATCTATCTTTGTGATGATAAAGGGACGTGAACAAGAGTTTATGTCTCACCTAACAAGAGTGGCGAAATCACAATCGCCTATGTCAGCAGTTCATCTAAAGGTATATTAAAATGGCACAATATTCTGTAAACAGACAAAATCATTTTAACCCGAGCAACTCAGACCTGCATGAAGTGATGATGCTTGCTGATAAAGACGGCAACATTATCAACTCGTTTGGTTCTGCTTCCAATATTCCTATTGCTGCTGGTGTGGTGGATGGATATGGACACATCAACAAATTCGGATTTACCGGAACCGATGTTAACGGAACAGCAACTATCTGGGATGGAAACGGCACCACTGCCCTATATCCTTATCCTGCTGCGGGTACGGTTTCTGTTTCTGGTGCGACATCTGCTGATGACGGCGAGACGATTGAGATTCAAGGTCTGGACGCTTCTTACAATCCTCAGACCGTGACAACTACGGTTGGTGGTACTACGACTGAAACTTTTTCTCGTATTTTCAGAGCAAGAATGATCTCTGCAACAAACACTGTAGTGATCACTATAAATCAGGGCGGGTCGCTCGCAGCGAGGATTGGTGCTGGTAACGGTCAAACCCTAATGGCGGTATACACGATTCCAGCTGGAAAGACTGGATATCTTTTGAAGATTCAGGGTAGTTCTGATAAATCAGCCGCAGTAAAATTTAAATTGTTTGCTCGTGCTTTTGGTGAGGCATTTAATCTGAAGGGTCAATGGGGTATCGGCGGAGGTAATGCTGTTGACTATGACTATCCAGTTCCTTTAAGATTTACGGAAAAGACTGATCTCAAGGTTGATGTTACTACGGGCAGCACTTCAGGTTGCGGTGCAATCTTTGATATTATACTAGTGGATAACTCATAAGTGCGAGACTGGATTGCAAAATCGCAAACGAACTTCTTTCGGTTCTTTGCAGACACTTTCTTTCGTAATCGTTATGGTCATCGTGCGCTTGTTTTAGAAACGGTTGCGGGTGTTCCAGGCATGGTGGGCGGTATGTTGACTCACCTAAAAAGTTTACGTAGACTTCAGAAGGGTAATGGTACAAAGATTCACGAGTTACTTGCAGAGGCAGAAAACGAAAGAAAACATTTGATGTTCTTTATGGAAGTAGTACATCCTTCTGCGTTGGAACGTTTAATTATTATAGTTGCACAATTTTTGTTTTGGCACTACTATCTAGTACTCTATTTGATATGGCCAAGTCTTGCACACAAGATGGTAGGATACTTTGAAGAGGAAGCGGTACGTAGTTACACTAATTATCTTGAGTTGATTGAGTTAGGAGAGATTGAGAATGTGCCTGCTCCACAAATTGCGATTGAATACTATGATTTGCTTGACGATGCAAAACTTTCTGATATGATACAATGTATACGTAAAGATGAAGAGCATCACGCAAAGGTAAACCACGGATATGCAGATGGAATTTAAAGATTTTATCACAGAACAGAAGAACACCCATATGACTCACATCGAAGATAAGGTCATTTATGGGGGTGTGAACGGTACACGTCAAGCAATCCTTGCTCTGCGTGAACTGCGTGATCTGTTGTCTGGTAAACATAAAGGAAAGGTCTCTGTGAAGTGGGACGGTGCTCCTGCTATCTTTGCGGGACAAGATCCACGAGACGGTAAGTTTTTCGTGGCGAAGAAAGGAATCTTCAATAAGAACCCAAAGGTCTATAAGACTAATGAAGAAATTGATGAAGACACTACGGGGGATCTCGCATCCAAACTAAAGGATGCACTTCAGTATCTACCCGAACTTGGTATCAAAGGTGTGATCCAAGGCGACTTTCTATTTGGTAGGGGAGATTTATCCACAAAGAAAATAGATGGAGTCGAATATGTTACGTTTCATCCTAATACTATTGTCTATGCTATTCCCAAGGAGATGGCTAGGTCTGTAAGATCTGCAAAAATCGGTATAGTGTGGCATACTACATATAAAGGTAAGACATTTGAAACTATGAAGGCATCTTATGGTGTTGACGTGAGTAAGTTCAAAAAGTCTTCTAACGTATGGTCACAAGACGCTATGTTACGTGATCTTTCTAATGCAACTATGTCCCAAAGTGACACGGAGGAAGTAAATGAACATCTTAAAGAAGCTGGTAAACTTTTTAACCAAATTGCTGGGAGTACCCTCAGAACCCTCGAAGGAAATCCCGCCCTCGCCCAAACCATCGAAACCTACAACAACACCTTCGTCCGAAAAGGACAAGTCATCCCCAGCTCCAAAGCGCACGTCAAAGGGCTCATCAAGTACATCCAAGACAAGTACCAAAAAGAAATCGACAAGCGCAGCACCGAAAAAGGCAAGAAAACCCAGAGCGAAAAAAGAGACGAAATCCTAAGTTTCTTTTCTTCTGCAAATCGGGCATCTCTCGAAAAGATGTTCGATTTGCAAAAAAGTATCGTACTTGCGAAACTAAAACTTATAAATAAACTTAACAGTTTAAAGAAGATTGATACCTTTGTAAAAACTCCACAAGGGTATAAAGTAACTGGAGAAGAAGGTTACGTAGCAATCGATAAACTTGGTGGTGACGCAGTGAAACTTGTTGATAGACTGGAATTCAGTTATAACAACTTTTCACCCGATATTTTGAAAGGATGGGACAAACCAACGAGGAAGTAAAGGTGGCAAAGAAACCACTTGGATTCAAACAGTTTATCAACGTAGATTACACTCAGACGGGTGATGATCAAGTTGCATATAACGCCAAGAAGCGTAAAAAGCACATACCCACAGGCAATACTGGAGAGTCGGTAAAGTCCGAAGCTCTTACTGTTCAACAGCGACTCAAAAAAGCAAGACAGATGAAGAAACTTGCTCCTAAGATCGCATTGGGTCGCAAACGTGCCGCAAAGAAAATTGCGAACATTGAAACGTTAAAGAAGCGTGCTAAGAAACAAGCTCGTAATGTTGTCCTAAAGAAACTCACCAAAGATATTCCAAAAGACGAACTCTCTTTTGCTCGCCGTCAAGAGCTTGAAAAGAAGTTGGATCAGAAGAAAGGTGTAGTAGATCGTATCGCAAAGAAATTGCTTCCTCAAGTAAGAAAGCAGGAACTAGAACGAAAAAAGGGCAAGTCTAGTGATGATTAAGAATTTTTCTCAATACCTGATCGAAGAGGAACGTGAGGTTTACTTCACGTTTGGTCGTATGAATCCTCCTACGATTGGTCACGGTAAAGTGATGGACACTCTTGCCTCTAAGTCTGGTAAGTCTGACTACAAGGTTTATTTGTCTCAGGTGTCTAATCCAAAGAAGGATCCTCTTTCGTACACTGACAAGATAAAGCACGTGCGAAAGATGTTTCCAAAACATGCACGTCAAGTCATCATGGACAAAGACGTAAAGAATGTGTTTGATGTTGCAGCCAAACTTTATGACCAAGGATATACCAAAGTCAATATGGTTGTTGGTGCAGACCGCATTCGTGAGTTTGAAGTACTTCTGAACAAGTACAACGGTAAGAAAGCACGTCACGGATTCTACAACTTTAAGTCTATCAATGTTATTTCTGCAGGCGAACGTGATCCCGATGCTACAGGTGTTGAGGGTATGTCTGCGTCCAAACAACGTGCAAACGCTTCCGCAAATGACTTTGTGACTTTCTCACAAGGTGTACCAAAGTCCATGTCAAACAAAGACGCACGTAAGTTGTTCAATGATGTGCGTAAAGGCATGGGACTCAAAGAAGAAACTCAGTTTAAAAATCACATCGAATTGTCTCCTGTTTCAGAAACAAGAGAACAGTATGTACAGGGAGAACTGTATGCAGTTGGAGATACGGTTGTTGTTAAAGAAAGCGAAGAACTGGTTAGTGTCTCTGTACTCGGCGCAAACTACGTTATCGTTGAGCGCCAAGATGGCACTCGACTTCGCAAATGGCTCGATGCAGTCGAACTCGTTGAACGACAAGATCCCGACATCAAAGATCGTGAAGGAACGCAACCTGCCCGATATCACGCTGGATTGAAAAAGTCAACCAAAGCAAAGCGTGACGCACACTTCAAGAAACACGGTAAGAAAGCAGACGATGATGCCTCTGCATACAAACCTGCGCCAGGCGATAAGTCTGCTGAGACCAAACCTTCTAAGTACACCAAACAGTTCAAAGACATGTTTGGTGAGGACTTGGATGAAAGGTCATGGGCACATGACTTGGGGTTGATCAAGTCTAAGACCGTAGGAAAAGACAAGTACAAGAAAGTTGCTCAAATGGTTTTGAAGAAGAAGGGTGACGACAAGAGAAGCAATGACTTCTGGGCAGCAAAGATCATTCGTCAAGCGAATATCAAGGGTATGGATTCCAAAGCACTTGCCGATGTAATGTCTGGACTGACCGAAGATCCTGTACAGAATGCACGTGATGCAATCGAACGTGAAAAAGAATCAGACAAAAAGAAACATGATCGTTTATTAGATCGTGCACGACTTGCACGTGCCAAACAAAAGAACAGGGAAACGAAATGATAGGGTTCAAAAAATACCTTGACGAAGGTCGGTACTCCATGTATGATAGTCTTGGTGGACTTGAAGAAGGCCCAGATGGTCTTGCCGCTAAGTCAAAGAAGTCGGGTATTTCTGTGGACACACTAAAGAAAGTATATAATCGGGGTGTTGCAGCATGGAAGACGGGTCACCGCCCAGGCACGACACCACAACAATGGGGAATGGCGAGAGTAAACGCATTCATCGTTAAGAAGAAAAAAGGAAACCTTAATCACGATAAGGATTTAGCGTAAATGAAAACTTTTAAAGAAATTAGAGAAAACAAGAATCTCATTAAAGACTACGAAACATACATGGCAAAAGGTGACAAGAAAACTCACAATGCTATTGATTTCTTAATGTCTATGTCAAAGTACAAACGCTATAACCGTGATCAAATGGCAAAGATCATCGGTAATCATTTAAGGAAGAATCGATAATGAAAACTTTTAAAGAACTGAGAAAAGACAAAGAGTCTCCGGTATACCACATTGTAACTCAGGGTGAAGGAGACAACAAACAAAAAGTTGTTGGTGTTTATGACGATGTTAAGAAAGCGACAGCAGCACGTGATGCATGGAACAAGAAAAATAATCCCGCAAAACCTTCTCATCGTGCAAGGGTTTACTCACAAAAACCTTATTGGAATAACAAAAAACCCAAAGTCGGTTCTGCAATTTCTTGGTCTACATATTCCAACAAGGATAACTATACCAAGATTAAAGAATCAGTTGAACTTGATGAAGCACGTGCGCCACAACTTGGTAAGAAGGGTATGGTTCGTGCTAAAGACGGAAAGAACTATAAAATTCAAATGATTCAAAGTGCCAGCAAGATTGAGTTTAAAGTGACCAACGAATTTGGTGACTTTAAAACAGTCTCGGTTGGTCAACTTGCGAGGATGTTTGGATGATAGACTTTTTCCAACTTCGTGAGAAGGCTGTCTCACAAGCACAACAAAAGATGATGGGTATGGCACTCGCATACAAGCGTGGTGAGATGGATGATGCATCCCCCGAAGTCAAGAAGATGGCAGACTCTATGTCTATGAAGGATCTTGAAGACTTCGCAAAGACCAAACACAAAGGTCTTCCTGTCAAGAAAGAAGAAGTCGAACAGGTTGATGAATCACGTATGTCAAGTGATGCATATATCGTTGCTGTCAAAGATCCTAAAGGTTGGAAGGTTGTTTTTTCTGGAAGCAAAAAAGACCAATCCAAAGAAATCAAAAAGATGAAGGCAGACGGAAAGGTTATCGGTAAAGACTTTCGGGGATACATGTCTCCCCGTAGTAAGGTTGGGGACATTATCAAAGAATACGGTGGCCCTAAGATCTCTCGTGATGAGTATATCAAGAAGGGTAAAGAATATCACAAAGAAGAACAAGACCCTTTACTCGCAGATGAGAACCCTGTGACAGAGAACGGACAGGACTTCTTTCAGTTGAGAGAGAAACTTTCAGAAAAGAACAAGATCACCGAAGAACTTTTGCATGAAAAGAAGGACTCGTATCCTCTCTACCACAAAACCTATTCGGATGCGATGGCTGCGGCATATGCGTATGCGAAGAAACAGGGTTATGAAGTAGACATGGACGATGTTGATCGTAAGGTCGCAAGTGGGCCTCGTAAACCGTCCAATGGCAAGACCAACAGTTTTACTCTTAAACTGAAGGGCGAAAAAAGAAAAATGCTTGCAGTACAGGTGACCAATCTGGACAACAAGCGGTACGAACTCAATACATATATCACATGAAATCATTTAACGAACATTGTGACTGCGGTAAGGAATCTACTCTCGTGGAGAGTAATCCTTATCGTGTAGGGTCGGAAGCATACTTTGAGTATTGGAGAAAGACTCGTGAAAAGTATGAGAATGGCGAATTAGAAATTGATCCGCATGAAAAGGATATCTTAGATTCGGATCTTGGTTATTTTGCACAGTATGAAGGTAATAATGTTGCTTTGGATTGCATATTTGAAGCTGCAGAAAAAGACGTTGAACTTAACAAACCTAAAAAGGGTGGCCCTAAAAAGTACTATGTGTACGTAAAGGATCCTTCTACGGGAAATGTTAAGAAGGTGTCTTGGGGTGATACAACTGGACTCAAGGTCAAGTTGAATGATCCAAAGGCACGTAAGTCTTTTGCAGCTCGTCACAAGTGTGACCAACAAAACGACAAAACAACAGCCGCATACTGGGCGTGTAGACTACCCCGTTATGCCAAACAACTAGGACTTAGCGGTGGCGGAAACTTCTTCTGGTAAACCTTGGAAAGAATTTGATCTCGTGAATGGTGATGTTCTTCGTGTTTTTACGAAGGATATTCCAGATGAGGATTTGGTGTGGCATAGAGACCACGAAGATCGAAGGATTTATGTGGTACAAAACTCTGGATGGCAGTTACAGTTAGATGATGAACTACCAAAACACATGTTCATAAATTCAATAGTGGACATTAAAAAGGATGAGTATCATCGTTTAATTAAAGGAAGCGGAAATTTAGTTATCAGAATAAAGACACTTTGATATGAAATCACAAAAAACTCTCACAGAAGAATTTAAAAAAGGGTCGGAAGGGGAAGTAGAAAGAGAACAATTTAATCACTATCTCAGATGGTTGATAGGACATGATGTATTTCGTGATTGTGAAAACAAGACTGTATTGGAAATGGGCCCACACATGGGAGATATATCTAACGTAATACAGAGATATTCTCCAAATCGTCATCTGCTTGTGGAGCCAAATCCTGATATGAAGGATTATCTAAAAGACCACGAACTTTTTACAGGAACTTATAATCAGTACATAGAACAACATAAAGAAAAATTTGATGTCGTAGTTTCTTGTGGCGTTATCTACCATTTGCACAGCCCTTTGGATATGATCGAAAAGGTAATTGCAATAAACCAACCAGAAACATTTATTTTAGAAACAAAAGTGGTTAACGCTCCAGAGGTGTGGAACGAACCTTTAAACACTTGGGGACACGCATATAATACAGAGATACCCTATGTCATTATGTTGCCTTTATCTTACTACAAAGACGTTATGATGACGTTGGGATACTCTCTAAAGAAAGAAATTTGTTGGAACGATCTTGATGTTGTACACTGGATGAAACGTAATATGCAAATGATGGTGTTTAAAAAAGATTAACATATAAATAGTACTAAACCTTTATCAAATGGGACAACCATGGCAGAACGAGAAACACAAGCAAAGCGACTAGACCGCATCGAAGAGAAGATAGATAAACTCGCTGATGCAATGGTCTCTTTGGCTAGAACAGAAGAAAAGATTCTGTCTATGGAAAAACAGAGTCATAATCATTTCGAAAGAATGAATAAGTTTTCTGTGAAGTTGGACGCTATTGAAGATAAGGTTAACGAAAATGCTCTTACTGTGAGCATAATAAATAAAGTAGCATGGGTTGCAACAACAGCAATGATTGCCGCCACTGTTAAATTCTTTTGGATGTAATAACGGAGACTAACAATGTCAGATAAAAAAATCATGGAGGCATACTTGCAAATGGTCTCCGAAGCATCTTGCGGTAAAGATCGCATGAAGAAAGAAGAACGTGAGGAATGTCCTAAGTGTGAAGGCGAAGGATGTGACCATTGCGATGGCAAAGGTTATCACGAAGTCGAAGAAGCAAAGAAACTTGATCCAGTAGACGACAAAGAGAACGACAAGAAGTTCAAAGATCGCAAGGACAAGGACATCGATAACGATGGAGATGTAGACGATTCTGACGAATATCTTCACAATCGCCGTGCTAAGGTCGATAACGAAATCGATGGTGGTGAGAAGCCTGCTGATAATGCTGGTGACGAAAAGGACGACAAGAAGAAGAAGGATAAGAATCCTCGCACTTCTGACAAGACCGCAGAGATCTCTAAGATCGGCGAAAAGGTCACTACCAAAGAAGACTTCGATGCATTGTGGTCTGCAATGGAAGAAGCAGTAAACCAAAAGAAAGGTGCAACTCCCCCCGAAGGTATGGACGACAAAGAGTCCAAGTCTGGTAAGGACTTCAAGGCAATGCACAAGGTTGATGCAAAAGACCATGACGAACTGGAAAAGGTTGAAGAACCCAAAGAGCGTAAGGTCAAAAAAGAGATGAAAGAGTTCGAAGTAATTCGTGCCCTTCTGTCTGGTAAACCTTTAGAAGATTGATATGTGGGAAAAACCTACTTATCTTGATTTGAGATTGGGGTTTGAAGTAACCCTTTATGTTAGTATAAGATAGGAGATTAATTATGATCAAACCGCCTAACTGGTGTCTATATGCCGTTCCCAGTCCAAGGGGATGGCATCACCCTAGAAATGGTGAACTGTTAGTTTCGCAACGATTTACTCAAGATCAGATTGATGAGTTTAATGGTGTAGTTGCAGAACCCGAACCTGTAGTCGAAGAGGTTGTTTACGAAGCTCCGCAAATGCTTCACGAGGCTCCAGTTGGTAACAAGTCACTTGAAGACATGACAAAGAACGAACTACTTGCTCTTGCAGAACAATCTGGAATCAAAGTAAGTCGATACTCTAGTAAGAAAACTTTAGTAGAGAAATTGTCATAATCCATCCAGTCCCGTTTTCCCGAACGGGACTTTTTTCTTTATTCCCTATATACAATGAGTAGAATTACCCGAGCGGGAATATGGAACTAACACACAAGACCTTGACATTGTACGCAGCTAAACATTATCATAACCCTACGTGTATTGATAGTGAAGAGTTCTTTGATGACCTAAAAAGATTTAAGTATGTCAAGCGACTACTCAATAGATATCGTGATACCGGCGAGTTGTCAGAACGATTGTTATTGAATCACCTTATAGTAATATTTAACTGTTGGGGATTTGAGTCTGGTATTGAAATGCTTGCTTTAAAAATAAATCCAGAACATTGGAGTGCGTTAAAACCATTCCTTATTTTTTTAAAAGGCATTGAACCAGATGAACTTACTGGTATTGAAATGGATAAATACGTAATAGACAAACTGAGAGAAATACGATGGGAATCTTAAAATCTGCAGCCGATCTCGTATACACAATACGATTTCTTAAACTACTCGTGACTCCATTTGAGGATACTGAAGCTTTCAAGGCAGGTATCATCGATAAAGACGGAGCAAAGAACAAAGACTTTAACCTTAACTCTACGGATGACCGTGAGGCATACCGTAGTCACTACACTACGTTTCATCGTCTTGTTTTCAATCTAAAACGCATCATGGCAAAAGCGCCAGGTGGTCAGTCAGTGGTTGCACGTTATGGAGCAGCACTTGCCTTAATCAAAGAACACGGTGAACTCTCAAACAAGAACCTTGATAAGATTCATAATGAAACAGGAATCGATATACTAGACTGTCTCAACGAACAATCACAATGGTTTATGTTGGACGGTTATCAAATATCGCCTGGCGTTTATAAGATGTCAAACGAATCCGTCACCTATGAAGGAGAACAACTCATTCGTAAGGGTGATCAGATTCGTATTTCCGAAGAAAATTCTTTTCCGATTGATGAAGTTTTTGGTATGCAAATCTACGAAGCAGTACATTTGAAATCTCAACAAAGACTATATATTACTACGGCAGAAATAACCAAGTAGGAAAGTCATGAAAAGATTTAGAGACTTTGAAGAAGACACTACTACTGCATCTGTTGCAGGAGCTGGTGATGATTCTTCCACTGTAGTAGTAAAAAAGAAACCCAAAGTTACTCAACGGTGGTCTAAAAAGTACAAAGACTCTATCGACTGTTCCAATCCCAAAGGGTTTTCTCAAAAGGCACATTGTGCTGGCAAAAAGAAATAACACTTGACTAATCCATAAAAGAATATAGAATGAAATATTTACTACTGGGTATCTGTGCTCTAGTACTCTCCTGCACTGCGTTCGCAGAAACCCAAAACGAATACAATTATAAAGTAAAAGCCCAAGACGATTGGGAGTTTACCTATCGCCACAGAGAAGGCAACTGGCACACAGAAATAGGTAATCGCATAAACGGAATAGAGTGGATGTATCGCTATGCTGATCTTAACAGCACCAAAGAACACAGAATCAAATTCACAGGAGAGATTTGGTCTAAGCAAAGTTCTTGGGGTGATCTAACAGTGGAAGGCAGAATGGAATATCGCTATTTCACTAACAAAGAAAGCCACTGGCGCTGGCGTTTTATCACAGAATATCAAAAACACATTGCTGGCCCTGCACACTTATGGGTCAAGTGGCAACCTAGATGGGCATTCAAAGATGACCGCACAAAATTTGATGCCAGAGATCAGTTGGGCATCAAATTCAAATATCCAAAGTTTTGTATAACACCTTTTGTTGAACGCACCAGCACAGAAGGATATGAACGCAAAATGACTGTCACGGGGGTACATGCAGAATGGAAATTATGACTTTATTATGGACAGTGCTGGCAAAAAGAAATAACACTTGACTAATCCATAGTCTTTTGTTAGAATTTTAAATCAATACAAATCTAGGAGTCGATGTGGAACAAGACGTTATCACATATCGTGGAATTCTTATCGCCATTTTTAATGGTACCGAAGAAAATCTTGAATGGTTGTACGAACTTCAAGAAACTTCCAATCTAAACAAAACCGATTTGATACTAGTTGCATGGGAAGGCAGTGACGATCCCAATCTTGACTCTGATAAATTCATAATAGAGAACCGTGAAGCGTCTCTAACAAATCATTTCATGTGGGAAGATCTCTGGACTGAAGAGGAACAAAAAGTCCGTCTGTTTGAAATGATAGATAACTTTATCGACAACAAAGAACAAGTTCTGATTGAAAACTATGAATTTGTAGAGGATGAACCATTTTATGACTACAGCGGCGGCAGAGATGAAAATAGATAAGAAACGTGATGAACTACTGGCAGACTATGCAGTAGGAATGCTAAAAGACTTTTACCTAAATGACCATGAAGACAGTCCCCAAGAGGGATACGCCCGAGCGGCAAAGGCTTGGTCTGGTGGTGATGATGAACTCGCTCAAAGACTCTATGACGCTGTTAGTAAGAAGTGGTTTATGTTTGCATCACCTGTACTCTCTAATGCGCCTAATGGTCATGGAAAGGGTAAGGGAATGCCTATTTCATGTTTCTTAACCTATGTACCTGATACCCTAGAGGGACTAATAGAACATTCCTCAGAACTCCGCTGGCTCTCTGTAATGGGGGGTGGCGTAGGGGGTCACTGGAGAGACGTGCGAACGGTGTCTGATATTGCGCCAGGCCCCATTCCTTTCCTTCACACTGTAGATGCAGATATGATTGCGTATCGTCAAGGAAAAACACGGAAGGGTTCTTATGCCGCTTACCTAGATGTGTCTCAC